TTGCAGGGCAGTTTTTCAAAACCTTTAGATGGGATCTGCATGTTATATCAAGATATTACCCTGATATTGAAAAAGGGTTTTTATTAGGCAGTATGGATTGGGGGCGTGTAGATAATTTTGCTTTCTATATCCATCATGTATTCCCCGTTTCTTTTAATGGTCAAACCTTTTACCGGATTGTTACATTTATTGAAGTTTATGGAAACGATAAATACCCTGACGCATGGGCAAAGATTATTGAAGGCAGGTTGGAAGGATATAGTATTAAGTTATCAAATTTGAATGACATTATGTCTGATAATCAAATATTCTCACCTTCTGCAACAGACATGGGAACAACCATAGCAGATTTATTTTATAAGTATGACTCAAATTACAATGGTCTATTAAAAACAGCCAGTAAAAACCGAGTTGCAGGGTGGGAGAATATGCAACAATGGTTATCTATGGCTCCTGATGGTAAACCCTACTGGCAGATAACCGAAAGTTGTGTAAATCTAATCAGGACACTACCAATTGCTATACATGATGAGAATAAAGTTGAAGATATAGATGACTCCGGGGAAGATGATGCACTTGATTCTGTAAGATATGGATTTTCAGAGTTGAGGTGGATTGATGCTAAGATTGAATCAGCCTCAAGAGGTGGTGAGGAAACAGAGGCAAATAGTAGTATAATAGAAGATGCAGAAATATTTAATGAAGAAGAATAAATGTATAAAGATATAATAGGCAAGAATGTTTTAACAGTCCTTGTTTCCAAGCCTCCTATTGAGGAGACTATCAGATTAAGGATGTTCTTTTGTCCATATAACCAGAACCAGATTATGAGGTATCAGGGATTGGTTAAGGTTATTTACCCTGGTTTTGATCCTGAAGATACGCCACAGTTTATAGTTAAATCAGTTAGAGTTTCAGATAATATCCAGTATTCATTTAAAGAGGGTAAGGAGGATGAATCACAATCTGTTAACTTCTGGATTCAGGATCAGTATTTTAATGATGATAATGTCAGGACTTACCACTGCTACAACTGCCAAATGAGGAATTTATATTTTAGTGGGGATAAAGTGATCCATTATCAGTCTAAGGCTGATGCTAAAAAGGGTGAGTCTTTTTTATGCGGTAATCCAATGTGTAAACAAGTCTTTACTTATTTAGGAATGGTTCGTATTTTGAGCCCAGAAATGGTATAATTTAAGCGTGGCATTTAAAAAAGGTTATACTCCTTGGAACAAAGGATCTCATATTTATACTGGAGGTGGACCTAAAAAGGGATATAAACACCCTGAAGCAGTTAAGAAGAAAATAAGCTTAGCCCATATAGGTAAAATAGGATGGAATAGAGACAAAGTGCTTTCTAATAGGCAAAATGAAGGAAGCCCTAAGTGGAAGGGTGATAAGGTTGGATATTCTGCATTACATAAATGGGTTAAACATTATCTTGGTAAAGCGACTATTTGTTCTCAATGTATATCTACAATAAACATTGAATGGGCAAATATTTCACACGAGTATAAAAGAGATTTAACTGATTGGATGCAATTATGTCATAAATGTCATGGGAAATATGATAGCGGTGAATTTAGAGGTATAGTTAGTAAACTATTTTTAAAGAAAAAGACTCCAAATGGGGTACATTATTCAACAAGATTGATTTAGTAGTATAATATACTCATAGGTCTTTGCCTCACGCTTTTTTTTGTGTGGGGCTTTTTTTATGGATTCACAGATTATTGATACAAATAATAGGTTTACCCCCGAAACAGGAGTTATTCCCACCCTTGCACCTTTAACAGTGGAAATTGAGGATAAAAAGCTACTTAGATATCTAACAGGGCTGGAAAAGGCAGCTGATGAGCATTGGAATAAATCAGGACCTGATGGCATCAACCTAAAAGAGAGAAGAAAACAGAATATTAAGTATCTATTCGGTAAGCAGTTACTAGGCAGACAGCTTAAGCCCTATGAGTCAGAGCTAGTGGATAACATTATCTATGAGTTTGAAAAGATGCTCAAGGCGCTGGCTGTATCTAAGATGCCTGATATTGTTATTGAGCCGGGTGGTGTGGGAGGAGATGAGGCCAGGAAACTAACAGCCGAGGTTTTAACCAAGGCTATAGAAAAGGTAGTTGATAGTGATAAAAACAAGCGTGATTTAGGCATGATGTTTAAGCACATGCCTGCCTACCTCATAGCTGTCAGGAAATATAGGTGGGATGCTTCAAGAAAAAAGATCGGGGATATTGTAGAGGAAGTTATTAATCCTGACCATATAGTAGTAGACCACACTGCTCTATCCTCTGACCCTGATGAGATGCAGTTTATTATCCATTATGTAGAGAAAACCGCCAAAGAATGGGCTATGTTGTTTCCTGATAAAGAGGAGGATATTAAAAAGCATATTGCCAAAGCCCACCCAAGACTAGCCGAAAATGCAGAGGATGAGGATGTGTTAATGGCTCAAAAGGTTAGAGTGGCCGAGTGCTGGTATGACTGGTTTGATAAGGCAGAGGATTTTGACCCGCAGAGCAATGTTAAGTTTAACTTTATGTCCGGTGTAGCTTGGAAGCTATCTAAAGAGGTATTACTAGGTAAGAGTAAAAATCCTAATTGGGATTATGAAGGACACGATGTGGCAATGGTGAATGGTGAGCCTATAGCACCTGAGATAATGGAGCAGATTATGCTGACAGGCCAACAGCCACAGGGCTTTGAGATTAAAAAGGTCTTTAATAATTATTTTGAGTTCCCTAAAAAGCCTTTTATCTTTATGACCTTTGACCAGTTCCTGCTTTCTGCTATAGACCAAACCTCCAGGATTGAGCAGACTATCCCACTTCAAAAATCCAGGGATGATGTAGAACGCCAAATAGACCATATGGTTAAAAACCACAAAGGTAAGCATCTTTGGGGTGCTGATTCAGGTATGACTAAAAAAGATCTAAAGAAGCTGGATATGAATAATCCTGATGCTGATATTACAAGTATTAAGGGTGATCTTAACCAAACACATGGTTTTATCCAGCCTGTGATGCCTCCGGCTGAGATGTTTCAACACGTCAGGGCAAGATTAGAGAGAATTTTTGCCAAAGTGTCGGTACATGGGGCTACAAGAGGTGAGCTTACAACTCAGGTTGCTACTTCAAATCAAATATCAAGGGAGGCTGATTTTACAGCTAATGATGATCTGGTCAATGATACTATTTTGCACGTTGCCACAGAATCTGCTAAAGCGCGTATGCACATGATGAAGCTCCGCTATACCGAGGAACACTGGAAGCAGATAGCAGGAGTTGAGGAGGGTAAATATTTACACTTGAGGTTAAACAATGACTCAATAGACGATGGCTTGGAGGTAGTGGTTAAGGCATCAACTACCGATAAGCTGAGGGCTGAGAGAAACGCCCAGCAAATGGCACAGCTTAAGCTAATAGAACCCTACTATTACTATAAAGATACTGGCATTCCCGATCCCGAAGGTAGGGCTGAGGCATTATTCCTGTTTAATACCTCTCCTGAGCTGTGGTATAAAAAGATAGTCTTAGGACAGGATATTGCAGAAATGGCAAACCAGGTGGTCGGACAAACACAGCAAGAAATACCAGGGGCAGAGGCCGGTGGACAACCGGGAGTAGTACAGCCACCACCTACCATACCATCACCCCAGGATATATCTAATGTTGCTACAGAGCCACAGGGAAGTCCTAATATCATGCAAAGAGCTATGGGTGGGATTAGAAATATGATAGGAATATAATATGCCTTATCAATCAGAAGACCAAATGAGATATATGCACGCTAGACATACCAAAGGTGGACGTGTTATAATAAATGTATGGGAAGACCAAAGGGAAGTCTTAATAAAACCCGTCAGCCCAATATTGAACTTGAATGTGACTTTTGTAGAAAGATTTTTTCTGTTCGATTATGGCGTATTACTCAAGGCAATAAAAGAGGTAAACCTGTTCGATTTTGCTCGATGGCTTGTCAACATAAAGGAACTATTGATAAAAGAGTCCGTTATGGTGAGCAGACAGGACAATGGAAAGACGGTAGAAGCAGTTATCGGCAACGAGCATTTAGAGAAAAAGGAGAAATTTGCGAACTCTGTGGCTATAAGAAATATAAAATATTGCTTTGGATCCACCATAAGAATTTTATTGGACGCAAAAATCAGATTGACCACAATATTGAGAATCTTGAAGTTTTATGTATTAGATGCCACCTGGAACGACACTATGAAGCTGGGAAAGATATAAGATATCATGTCGTACAAGAGTAATAACCAAAGAGTATGGATGCATATAAATAGACCTAAGATAGCCAAAAGATGGGATAAAAAGTATGGTAAAAATCTAACTAACATTGAAAAAGCCAAAAGGGCTTTAAAAAGTTATTAGTACAATTTCATATGGAACCAAGAATTAGATCAATAAATAACAATTCAGTCCTGCCTAATGAAAGCTATGAGGATTGGAGAAAAAGAACAGGTATAATTACTCCTGCGGTTATGGTCCCAGATCCACGAGGGGGTGGTGGTCAAGTAGATTTCGCTATGGCAGAATATTTAAAACAACAAGGAATTGGAGCGGTGGTACGTCCTAATACAATTACTAGTGAAGGAAGAAGAACACTTATTACTCCTCCTTCCAAAGCATCTGTTTTACCATTCAGATCTAGTCCTAGGATGTCTATTGTTCAACCCAGACCGTCAAGACAAATAACTTCTCCAAACAGACTTGCTCGTTTTGCCCTATCAACAACACTAAATGAGCCAATAAAATATAGGCGTTCTTTGAATACCGCAAACCCCTTGGGATTAGTTACTTTAGCTCAACAAGCATTAAAAAGCCCTTTCCATTGATATAATTTTGTCTATTATGTTATAATTCTTTTAATAGTAAATAATACATATGAATCCACAAGACAATAATCCTACCTTACCTGCAGAAGATCCAACCAAAACAGCACCAGTAACATCTCCCGCAACACCTCCAACAGAGCCAACGATACCAGCAACATCGCCTTCTGAACCAACCCCACCACCAACAGAGTCTGATTTAAAAGGGTTAGAGGAGAAGGTATCTAAAGGGGTTATTGCAAAAATAGGCGAGGCGTTAGGTTTAACCAAAAAAGAAACAGAAGAGAAGATACCCACCGATCCTGCCGAATTATCTAAGTTTGTCAGGGCAGAAACCCAAAAAGGTGTACAGGAGGTTTTAAACCAACAGGCTAAAAGAGAGCAGGATCAAGTAGAGGCAAGAGAGACACAAATTCAGGAGGGGGCGCAAAGATTCCAAACTCTTTGGGCAAACCAATATAATGAGTTGGCAGAGGTAGGTAGAGTCCCTAAAGTTACCAATAAAGATGATAAAAACGATCCGGGTAATATTGCCAGAGTTAAAATCTTAACCAAAATGAAACAAATATTAGATGAGAATGAGAAAAATGGGATTGATTATGTTCCTACTCTGAAAGAGGTGTTTTATGAAAATCCCAATATATTAAGGATGGAAACAGTAGCGGGTGCTAATGTACCAGTATCAGGTGGGGGTAGGTTAACTACT